GGTGCATTAGAACGTGTAAGCGAAGAAAAACAAAAAGTGATACTACGTGAAGCAAATGATTTGAACTATAGCTTAGAAGTCTTTAAAATGCTTCAAGACGATAATGAGAGTTTTGAGAAATTAAATAACAGTTTACGATTAGAAATACTATATTTGAAGAAAGAGTTAATTAAACAACAAGAAGATGAAATATTGTAAGGATTGCAAAGAATCATTTGAGCCTAAACAAAAGTTTAATTCTACTTTATCAACTAACCGATGTGAAGTATGTTTAAAGACTGCACAAGCATTAAAGAATTTAGCCAGTATAAAGAAAGAGAAGAAGATTAAGCAGAAAGAAGATTTGTTAACGCTTCAGGATTATCTTAAGATGACTCAACAAGTGTTTAATTCGTGGATTCGCAAACGTGATCAAGGTTTAAATTGTATTTCGTGCGACAAGCCTTGTAAAAAAGAGAACGCAGGTCACTACTTTTCAAGTGGAGGACACGCAAATGTAAGATTCGATGAGAATAACGTACATCTTCAATGTGAATACTGTAATACATTTTTGCACGGTAACTTAATTTTGTACGGTGTGAATCTAGAAAAGAAAATAGGAAAAGACGAATTTATTATTTTACGTGAAAAAGCGTATGAAGTAAAGAAATTCACGAAGATTGAATTAAAAGAGTTACTTTTGAAATATAAAGCAAAGTTAAAAGATGTATAACGAAAGGCTAACTGACGTTTCAATGTCTGTTAGATAACGTTATCATAGTGTTGACATAAACAAATAGATAAGATGAGTAGAGAAATAATAATAGGTGTAATAGCCATTGGATTGATAATGATTACAGTAATAGTTGATAAATATACAAGGTTATGAAAGTAGGAGATAAAATAAGATACAAAAGTGGAATGAATCCTGAAGCTGAAACGTATAAATATATTCAGGATAATAAAGAGTATGAAATTGTAAACATTGACGGTAGTTATATTGATGTTGTTTTAGATAAAAGTTATTTATGGTGTTTTAAATTTACTGAAATAATAGAGATGTTTACTCCTGTACTTGAATCAAAAGACCAGCACTACAATAACACGAATGGGAGCCTTTATTTATTCGCTAAACAACACGAACTAAATGCGTATGAATTTGATTTGATTAAACGGATTGTAAGATGCAGAAAGAAAGGACAATTCCGAGAGGACCTAGAGAAAACAAAAAGAGTGATTGATTTATACTTAAAAGAATTTGAATTATGACACCAATAGATTTACTAGTACAAAGACTAGCAGAGAATGGAATCTTACATAGTTCAGATGTTGCAGAAGCTAATGAGTTATTTAAGCAGCAGATAATTAATGCTTGGTCAGATGTGGGAGCAGATGGAGTTACTACTTCAGAACAATACTACAATAAAACCTTTAAAACCACGAAAGAAGATGAAACTAATTAAAACAGAAGATGAACAAGGAGTCATGTATTCCTTATCAGGAGATAATCTGCCTGATAATTATGTGCTGTCCAAGCAAAACTGTGACTCACTATTTGGAGTAGTTGATATTGAGAAGTTGGCTAATGACAGTTTTAATAAAAAATTCAGTAAATGTTCTGAACAACTTGGTCTGTATGACGTTGGTTTTATTGATGGCTTCAACAAAGCAATATCTTTGAATAAAGACAAGGTATTTACTAGAGATGATATAGAAGAGGCCTTTGCGTATGGTCAACTTAATCAATTACATAATCAAAAGTATTTTAGTGGAAGTAAGGCTTACCTTCAATCCCTCCTACAACAAACAGAAATTGAAGTTGCGATTGTAATGGAAGATTCAATTGGAATTGGAGACAAGTACACGCCAGAACCAAAGCCACCGCTTGATGAGAATGGATGTTTAATACTTAAAAAGATTTGATATTATGAAGAAACAAACATCAGTAGAGTGGTTATTTGAACAAGTAGTAAATAGAACTGAAAGAGTTTACTTTTTAAAAGAACTTGAACAAGCCAAAGAAATGGAGAGGGTAAACATAATTCAAGCATTTCAATATGGAAATAGTCTAGGGTATTATGATTTAGCAGATGCAGAACAATACTACAACGAAACCTTTAAAAACACGAAAGAATGAGAAATCTAATTTACATATTTATAATTAATTTGTTATATAAAGGCATTGATTGAAAAATAATGTTATATTTGACAAAAAAACATCTATGAAGAAACTATTTAATTTAATATTATTCACATTATTGGTGGTAAGTTGCAAAAAAGAAGCAACTGCACCTGTTAGTAATACTTGTAATTGCTATGAGCAACACGAACAAATGGTTGCAAATGGTGCTTGGATATCAGATTATAATACTACTGCACAACCTGACTTATGTGCTAAAGCAACTGGAACATATTTATATCCTACATTAATGACTAGATACAAAATCGTATGCTACTAATAGAAATAATATCAGTAATTGCCTTTGCTTGGTGGTTTGTAGAATTTGAGCCTATTCAGTTTATAATCGATAAGGCTTTTGAATATATGCCTATTCACTTCTTAACCGATTGGATTTATTCGGGATTAGGTTGTTTCAAATGTATGGGATTTTGGAGTGGCTTAATCTACTCAGGTAGTTTCAGCTTTGCTTGTATCACATCGTTATTAACTTACATCACATCGTTATGTTTGAGCAAGATGAACTAATCTACATTGAATCAATTAAGATAGCAGATTCAACTATTCAAACGGCGAAGATAACGTGTAAGAAATTAGACATTATTTACGCAAGAGTAAACGGAATCAAAAGTAAAGATTGTTTTTGCTCAATGGTTAGACGAAAGATATTTATAAAGGACTTTTTTATTTGGTATGAAGGACTCACTAGATAAATACCTAACACTTCACTACATTGATGTGAAGAAATACACGATGTATCTTTTAAATCGTATAAATATACGAATTGAAGTAGATACTGTTATCTCAAATGCTTATCTAAATTGTCTAAAAAACGAATCAAAGTTCAAATACGGAAACGTTAAAGATTTTCTGTTTCACTTCATTAAATGTGAGTTACTATTTAGAGGAACAGATAGCAAGATAGAGTTAGTCAATAGTGTAGAAAATAATATGCCTATTGAACAAGCAGAAGATGAATTGAAAGATAAGATTCTATTTGAATTGAACTACCAGGAGCAGAAGTCAGTAATAGAAATATATCGTAATACAGTAGATGACAGAATTAAGCTGATATTCTTTGAGACATTTCACGACAAAGGATATAACACGACAAGAAGCATAGCAGACCATTTTAATATATCTGTGTTTACGGCACACGCAATGATAACTGAAATGAAGCAGGATTTAAGACGATTAAAACACGAACTAAAAAAAGACCATTATGAGTAGATGGATAGCATTAAGCACATTTGTTCTATCTATTGGAATGACTGTTTCAATATGGAATGATTACGAATACACAAACAAGTTTGTTGCTGCTGCTATTCTTAGTCATATAATATTTTTATTAATAAACGAATATGAGAAAAATGCAGATAAAGGATGAATATAAAGGCAAGACTGTTATTGTGTATAATAGTGTATTAGGCAATCAAACTGTAATAATTGACCAAATGCTAACAAAGCATTACGATTGGTATTCAAGAAATGGATTATCTCACATCTTTGAAGTTCAAGCTACAATTAAACCAACGTTTGAAAAGCCTGAAGAAGAAGATACTTTTGCTATGGCTCAATTATCTGGAGTGAAAGCACCTGAGCAAGTTCCAGTAGTGAAAAAAACACGAACTAAGAAGAAATGAATCTTGACTATATGATAGCATCAGTCAAAGAATATATATTTCAACAGAAAGGAATATACATAGAGATAGATGCACACTTCATTAAATCGGATGTAAGACAAATACAACTACTTTATCAAGCATTCAACTATATTCAAAGTGTCAAAGGATAGAAAGTACTATATCGCAGTAATTAATCAAGAACTACATTCTAAACAATGGAGCAAAATCAAGAAACTATTAAAAGCAACTGATTCTGCTTATTGCGTTTTTTACTCAGATGTGAAAGAAATAGAATTCAATCAAGTTACACAAAATGTGTATCACGAAATGTGTTATTTAGAAAACTAGAAAAATACGAATAATGGCAAAACATAAGTATATAGAAACACCTGAGAAACTATACGAACTATTCCAAGAGTATAAGACAAGCATAAAGCCAAGAGAGATACAAAAAGCAACTGCAACAGGAGTAAAGTCTGAGTTTCATACACCACCGTTTACAATGGAAGGATTTGAGAACTTTTGCTTTATAAATTATAGCACAATAAATCATTACTTTGATAATCCTGAAGGAGCATATGACGCATATCGTACTATCTGTTCACATATAAAGAAAGTCATTCGTCAAGACCAAATCGAAGGAGGTATGGTTGGACAATTTAATCCATCCATTACACAACGATTAAATTCACTTACTGAGAAAACAGATGTGACATCTCAGGGTGAAAAGATAAACGAAATCAAAGTAACGATCATAAGTGGAAATCAAAGCAACTAAAATCTTTGAGCAGAATTATACTGCCTTATCTGATTCAGCTACACGATTCATAATTAATCAAGGTGGCTCACGTTCAAGTAAGACCTATTCACTTTGTCAAGTTATAATTGTCTACTGCCTTCAGAATCCTAATAAGGTAGTGTCAATAGTTAGAAAGACGTTTCCTGCTTTAAGAGCAACGGTAATGCGTGACTTCTTTGAGATAATGAAAGACTTAGAAATCTATGAAGTAACAAGCCATAACAAGAGTGAGAACATATATCGGTTTGGCAATGGCTCTATAGTTGAATTCTTCTCAGTAGATGACGAGCAGAAGATAAGAGGTCGTAAACGTGATATCGGTTGGTGTAATGAAGCCAATGAACTTTGGTTTGAAGATTTTCAGCAACTTAATATGCGTACTGAGAATACAATGATATTCGACTATAATCCATCTGATAGTTCAAGTTGGTTATATGAGTTACCTGAAGATGAAAGCATACTAATCAAATCTACATACAAAGACAATCCATTCCTACCTGATTCAATCAAGAGACAAATAGAAGACCTTAAACGAACAGATGAAGCGTTATATCAGATTTACGCTTTAGGTGAGAAGACTATATCTAAAACGAACATCTATTCCAATTGGCAATTTGTTAAAGAAAGACCTGCTAGGTTTGAATCATTCTGTTATGGGCTTGACTTTGGATATAACCATCCAACTGCATTAATGAAAGTGTATTGGAATGAAAAAGACATCTTCGTTGAATCAGTAATCTATGAATCATATCTAACCACTACAATGTTGATAGAACGAATGAATGAGTTAGGAGTAGATAAGAATGCTGACATCTTAGGTGACCATTCAAGACCTGAAATAATAGCAGAGATACAGATAGCAGGGTATAACATTAATAACGCAACGAAAGGAGTTAAAAAAGGAATTGACAACGTTAAAACATTCGGTGTGTTATGCCTTGACAATCCAAACTTGAAACGAGAATATGAGAACTACAAATGGAAAAAGGTAGGTGATTCAATTACAGATGAGCCTATCAAATTGTTTGATGATGCGATGGATGCGATTCAATATGCAGGTCGATTCATAAAAGATAATTACTATACAGATGATAGTTACTTCAGCTTCTAAAACACGAACTTAATAAACACCATTATAAGATATGGCAATAACATCAATAGCAGCACCTCAAGATTTTACACCTGCGTACAATCCGATTAAGTTCATCATGGATGGAACGAATAAGAATCTACTAGGTTATAAATACATCTTTGATATTCACGATACTTTAACTTCGAATAAGATTGCAGAGTATAGAGTATTTCCTGAATTTTCTACTGGATACGGTAGAATTGATTTATCTAAGTTTCTTCAAACTAAAGTGAGTTATGATAGTGAACTACACGGAACAATTGTCTATCCTGCTACTAATTCATTCTATCAATATGATGTAAGAATAGGAGAAGAATATATTACTTCAATTACATATACATCTTCATTAACTAATAACTCAGGTAACGTGAGAATAACTGCTACACATTCGTATGTAGTAGGTGACCAAGTTAGAATTAATCAATCAGATAGTGGTGCAGCTAATCCAAATCTTGAAGGACTGTTTACCGTTTTATCGATAGTTGGCACTACATCGTTTACAGTCAACTCTCTTTGGTCTCAAGTAACGAATGCTACAATAGATGGAACTGTAAGCTACTCAGATAATAGAAAGACTGTAACACTAGATGTATTAGAATTAAAAAATAAATATGTCTTTAACGGTGCAAAGTCATTCTTAAGTTTTATTGATTGGAGTCAAAATAATTATATCTTAAATAATAACAATGATTTTCTCCTAACTGATATGCCAAAAGAAGGATTCTATTCTACTTTGAATCAAGATTTAATAATCAACTTTGGTAATGCAACTGTTGATGAAGGCTTTGTTTATTTTCAAAATGATGGAGGTAATCTATTCAGTAAAAAAGTAGATACTAATTCTTATATTTCAGGTGTTCCAGTAGGAACTAATAACTATGGCAGTTTAACTATAGTAAGTGGTAGTGGTGTTCTTATAGATTCATCAACTGAGTATTATGATTTTTGGTATACTAATTCTGCAGGTGTTCAGCATTCACAAAAGTATCGTGTGAATATTGACAAACGATGTTTGATAGAGGACTATTCGTTATTATTCTTGGATAGAATGGGAAGCTATGGAAGTTTTGCTTTTCAGTTAAGAGCATACGAAAAAGGTACAGTACAGAAGCAAGGATTCAATAAAGATATTCAAGGAAGTGTAGTAAGTCAAGAATGGGAATATTCATCTGAAGCATTTGGACAAAATATCTATTCGGTAAACGTGAATAAGACCTTAGAATTGAATACTAATTGGATGACTGAAGAAATGTCGGCATACTTTGAGCAGTTAGTTACATCTCCTTTAGTCTATATTAAATTGCCTAATAATATTTACGCAGCAGTTACAATAAACGATAGTTCTTTTGAAGTAGATAAGCAACGAAATAAGAAACTATTCAAGAAGTCATTAACAGTTACATACGCAAACCAAAATACGATTAATGTATAACGTAAGAATACAACTAGCGACTGGATATTTAGATGTCAAAGAAGATACTGCTTTTCCTTTAAACTTTGGTGTAGCAGATATTCGTGATGTGAGTAAAAGAGCAGGAGCATTCTCTAAGACTATCACACTTGTAGGAAATAAGAATAACCACGATCTATTAAACCATTACTACGATGTCAATATTATAGCAGGTACATTTGACATTAATGCTTTGACTAAATGTACGGTTGTTCAAAATGGTATTCCGATTCTTGCAGATGCGTTTGTGCAGTTGTTGTCAGTTAATAAGATTCAAAAGGATACTTCATTTGAGCAAGACATTGAATATTCTGTATTGATTAAAGACCAAGCAAGTACATTCTTTACTGATATCGATACTAAGGAATTGAAAGACATTGACTATTCAGATTTGAATCACGCAATAAATTCAACGAACATCTACGCTTCATTTACTCACGATGTAACAGATGGCTATAAGTATGGTTTAAATTGGATGGATGGCAATGTGTATCAACTTGCTGAGTTTAGACCTGCAATATACGCTAAGGTTTATTTTGATAGGATATTTCAGAATGCAGGATATAACTATTCTTGGTCTTCATTAACTGCTTGTGGATTTGATAAACTACTTATTCCATATAATGGAGATGTAGTTAAAATTGATTATTCAAATTATACAGTTGAAGCAACACACGCAGCAGATATTGTAAGTATAGTTCAAACACCATACACTGCAGGTTTCACAGAACAGTTAACTTCATTTACTGAAGTAGTAGATGCTCAAGCCTTATTCAATCCTACTACTGGAGTCTACACTTGTGTTTTTCCATTATCAGGAGCAGAATGTGTTAATGTAGGAATTGACATAGTAGGAGATGTTCAGCTTGTAAATGCTACGGGAGGAGATTTGCGTTTATTAAACACCTTCTTTTCATATACATCACTTCCTAAACAAAGATACTATTTAGAGATAAAAGTATTCAGAAGTGCAGTCGCTGCTTTTCCAATAAGCGTCTATTCTTTACCATATGACATTATGACTGATGGATTAAACTCTGCTCCATTTGCAAGTGGTACAACAACGCTTTTCAGTTTAAATAATAGTTACACTATACCAGTTAGCAATGTATTAGCAGGAGAGCAATTAACTTTCGAGATAGGATTAAGGATTGAAAACTCTAACACTACTTTGCATTGGGTCGATTCTGCAGTATTAGATGCTGTAATGACTCCTCAGTTAAACTATACATCTTTAAAATTAAGTGCTAATATCTCATCTAACACTTTATCGGTAGGCACTCTTTTGAACATGAATCAATTTGTACCTGACAAGATTAAGCAGAAAGATTTTGTTAAGTCAATATTCCAAATGTTCAATCTATATGTTGAGATAGACAATAATAACGCAAATACTTTAATATTAAAAACTAGAGATGACTTCTATGATAGTGGAGTTGAGAAAGATTGGACTTACAAACTAGCGAAAGATAAAGAACAAGTATTAAACTTCTTGCCTGAACTAGCGTCAAAGAAACTTATACTTACATACAAACAAGATAAAGATACTCCTAACGTCACTTATCAAGATGTAACAAGAGAAATATACGGACAAGTAGAATACGTCTTTGATAACGAATATGTAAAAGGAATAGATACAAAAGAATTAATCTTCTCACCTTCGCCAATAGGCAAGACAATATTCGGTGCTTATGTTCCAATAGTCGCAGGTAGTTCTCCTAAAACAAACATTCGTATTTTATACGATGGTGGTATGAAATCATGCAGTCAATATACGATCATAGATTCAGGCTCTGCAGGAATGTATGGTATCTTAGAATATCCTTTATTACATCACTATGATGATGCAATGAATCCTACGTTAGACATTAACTTTGCTTTGTGTGATTATATGTATTATGATGATTACACGCCTACAGATAACAATCTTTATAATTCATATTGGAGAAGAACAATAAGCCAAATCAATACAGGCAAGATGTTGATAGCTTACTTCAATTTGAAAGAAGATGATATTCAAAAGTTAAAGCTAAATGACAAGATTAGAATAGATAATTCTTGGTGGTCAATAAATAAGATTATAGATTACGATGCTAACAATAAGCAATTAACGAAAGTTGAATTATTATCTACAGATAGTGAGATAGATTTTGCTCCATTTAAAACAAAGAAACCAATTAAACCACACGGTGCTTTTAGTTCAGTATACACAAAAGTTCAGCAAGACATAACAGATAATAGTAATCTTGTAGGAATTGGGGCAAATGCTTTTATTAAAGGCAAGAATAACATTGTAATGCCAGGTGTTAAATGTGTAATTGAAGGAGATGGATTTGTTGTAAGTGAAAGTGGAATATATAAAGGTGCAAATGGTATAAATGTAAATGGTGAGAATTTTGCTAATGCTGATTTAACGTTAACTGGTAATCGTTCACATAACTTGAATGGATATTATTCTTTGATAGGCTCAGCAACTTCTGAAAATTTATTTCTAGGAAGTGGAACTGCGGCACTTAGTTATTATAATGAGCAAGTAATAGTACAAAATGGTAACATTGAAATAATAGTTAATTCAATACCAAGAATTGAATTTGATAATACTACTAATATTACTGTAAAAGATAAAATTACTTTTGGAAAAGAAATAGTTTATAATTATAGAGAAGTTGATAATCCAAGTGATGGACCTATAGTAACAACTGATAAAATTATTAATTGTGTATCTTCGGCTTATGCTTTTAATTATGGAATTAAATTACCACCAGCAACAACTGCAATAGGTCAACAATTTACTGTGAAAAACTCGCATACACTTGTTGTAACATTAGAAGGATATTTAACAGAGACAATAGATGGAAACGCAAGTTTAACACTTAATCAATACGATTGCTACACAGTTGTAAGTAATGGTACTGATTGGATAATATTAAGTTCATTCTAATCATTTAAAACACAAGTTCAATAATTACCATTATATAATATGGCAGCATCACCGATTGAAATACCTATTAAGTTAGGTGGCTTAGCAGCAATTAAAGCAGAACTTCGTGAACTGAAGGGAGAACTTGCAAATGCAACAGACCCTAAACAGATGCAGGAACTTGCTATGAGAGCAGGTGAACTGAAAGACCAACTTGCAGATGCTAATGACCAAGTAGCGGTATTTTCATCAGGTAGTAAGTTTGAGCAGGTATCGAATTCTTTTAGTAGCATGAAGGATTCTTTGATGTCTATGGACTTTGAAGAAGCTGCAGGCAAAGCTAAGATGTTTCAGCAAACGTTAGGAAGCATATCTCCTGCAACAGTAGCAACTGGTATTAAAGGTTTGATTTCTGTAGTTGGTAGTTTAACAAAAGCCTTTATTCAATTTGGTGTTTCATTACTAGCGAATCCTATATTTCTGTTAGTTGCTGCAATTGTTGCTATTGTTGTAGCAATTCTTGTATTAATGAATAAGTTCGGTCTTTTAAAACCTATTATTAACGCTATAGGTAAAGTATTCGGTATGATTGAAGATGTTATTCAAGCAGTTATTCAAGCATTTAAAGATTTATGTGATTGGTTAGGGTTAACGAACAACGCTGCAGAAGATTCAGCAGACGCACAAGCAGCATCAGCAGAAAAAATAGCAAAGGCATACGAAGATAAAAGCAAGTCAGTAGTTGCAGGATATGATAGAGAGATTGAACTCGCGAGATTAGACGGTCAAAATACTGTTTATATGGAAAAGCAGAAGCAATATTGGCTTTTAAAAACTGCTGCCGCAAGACTAGAAGCAATTAAACAGAAAATGATTGCTGCGAGACTGAGTGGTGATTTAGATGAAGAAGAGATTTTAGCTTTAAGAAAGTCATATAACGAGCAAAGAGAAGTAGTCAAAGATTCTATGCATCAGATAGAGGTTATCGATAAGACTGAAGCTAATCGTAAAAAAGAAGAAGCTAAAAAATTAGCTGAAGAACAAGTGAAAAACGGCAAATCTAATGCAGATAAACAAAAAGAAATTAATGCTAAAAAGATTGAAGCAGAAAAGAAATACCAAGCAGATAGATTAGCAGCAGCAAGAATGTATCAAGACTTGGATATTCAGTTAATGGATGAAGGAGTTAAAAAAGAATTGAAGGCTTCACAGATTGCATACAACAGATTAATTCAAGATACTCAAAATAAATATAATGAGAAAACTACTCATACAAAAAAAGAACAAGAAGAAAATATAAAGTTAATTGAGATGTATGGTCTTTTAGCTGGTGAGGCAAGAGATAAATTATATCAAAAAGAAATTGATAAGGAAACTGAAAAAGCTGCAGAAATAAGAGCAAAATTAATAGAACAAGAGGATTTACTTTGGGAAGCAAAACAATCAGCAAATCAAACGGCTAAAGAAAAAGAGATATCTGATTTAGTTGTTTGGGGAGAAGAAAAACTTGCGGCAATGGGTGGTACTGCTGATGCTGAATTATTTATAGCTGAACAAACTAAAATAAAACTTAAGGCAATAGATGAGAAATATGCTGAGATTGAAAGAGCAAATCACTTTAAACTATTAACTGAGAAAGCAGATATTGCTTCTAAGTATGCACAATCTGTAAACTCTTTAGCTGAAGGAATGTTTGCAGTATCTAATAGCTATGGTAAGCAAGACGAAAAATCAAAAGAGGCAAGAGCAAAGAGACAGTTCTACATTCAAAAAGCTATGAATCTAGGGATGGCTACAATAGATGGATATAAAGCAATTACTTCTTTCTTATCAACAAATCCATTAACTGTTTTAGGTTTACCAAATCCCGGTGCAATCGCAGGGCTTGTTGCTACTTCAGCAATGGCTGCAGGTAATATCTTAAAGATTGCTTCTGCGAGATATGGAGGTAAAGGAACACCAACAACAACTGCACCACCAACAGCAGGAGGAGGAGGAGGTGATACTTCTACTCAAGCAGCGACTCCTAACGTTAATCTATTCGGAGCAAACAACAACGCAAATACATTTGGAGCAAACGGACAACAACAACAAGGTGGTCAAATGATAGTTAAAGCAGTAGTAGTTGAATCAGATATTACTTCAATGCAAAACAAGATGAATAAAATACAACAATCTGCAGTACTATGACAAGCTATAAATCACTATTAAAGAAAATAGAAGCGTTCTGCAATGCTCACCTACAGATAAAAAAGTACGGAGGAGAATTCAGAGAGCAGATGCCTAACTTCGCCACTAAAGATGAGAAGTATCCGATTGTATTTGTTACACCAACAGGTGATACCGAGAATCTAAACACAAATCAATTTACAGTAGACATCTATTGCGTTGATATAATACAAGCTGATAGAGCAAATCTTAATAATATTATTTCTGATTGTCAGTTAATATTAAAAGATATATATGTATATTACACCAATGATAACGATATTGAAATTGATGTTGTAGGAAGTGCAAGTATGTCGCCTTTAAACAATCTTGATTTAGATTATGTTGCAGGTTGGGTAATGAGTATTACATTTGAAGTCGCAAGTTATGGAAGTTGTGCTATTCCAATGAATCCAATTTCTCCTAATCCTCCTATTGTTTGTGAAGATGCAACGGTAACAAATAGTGATGGTACATATTTAACAACAGTTGCAAGTGGTGGTTTATTGATTTTACCTGATACTACTTATAACTTTATCGTAAACGGAGTAACAACAAGTGTAACAATACCAAGTATAAAAGACGAAACATTTAATGTAGTATGGCAATAGATATAAATATACCAATAGAAGATGCGGTTACAGATGGCAGTTTAAACCCTGTAACAAGCAACGCAGTTTTTGATGCATTGGCATTGAAAGCAAATAGTAATGATTTAGCGACTGTTGCGACTACTGGAGATTATAATGATTTAAGCAACCTACCTAGTATTCCCGCTGCACAAGTGAACGCAGATTGGAACGCAACAAGTGGTGTGGCTGAGATATTAAACAAACCAACTATTGCTTCAGGTACTGTTACTTCAGTAGGATTAACAATGCCAAATGCATTTACAGTAGCAAATAGTCCAATAACATCAAGTGGAGATATAGCAGTAACGGCTGCTGGACTTGCTAATCAATACATTCGCGGTGATGGAACTTTAGCAACGTTTCCAACATCAAGCGGCGGTGGAAATAGTGTGAATTATTATCTAAATGGCGGAACGGCTGCTAGTGTTGCTACTTATTATCAAATGAGTAAAACGGCTGTTATTGGAACGGGAGTTGATTTCTCGCTTGCTGGGAACGGCTTAATTAGTCAATGGCTTACAGATGTTAGTGACCCAAATGTTACTGAAATTCCTGCAGGAGCTTGGAACTTTGAAATGTTTTTTAGTGCTAGTTCAAGTGGCGGAACTCCGAAATTTTACGTTGAATTGCTAAAATATAGCGGTGGTATATTTACAACGATAGCAAATAATTCTTTAGCTCCAGAGCCAATAACAAGCGGAACGGCAATTGATTTGTATTTGACTTCGGTTGCAGTACCTTTAACTGCTATGTTAACTACTGATAGAATAGCATTAAGAGTGTACATTGTCGATTCTGTTTTGGGACGAACGATAATTAACCACACTCAGGATTCTCACCTTTGCCAAATAATAACTACCTTTTCAAGCGGTTTATCTTCTATTAATGGACTGACCGAGCAAACGCAATACCTTGCCGTTGGAACGAGTGGAACAGATTTCGCTATTAACTCGGCAACAGATACGCATACTTTCAATTTACCAACAGCAAGTGCAACGAATAGAGGAGCTTTAAGCTCAGCAAATTGGTCAACATTTAATGGCAAAGCGGAATATGCACCTAGAGTTCAATCAGTAGTTAGTTCGGCAATTGTAACACCAACAAACTTAAATGATTTGGTTAAGATTACTGCTCAGGCTGTTGGCTTAACTTTAGCAAATCCAACGGGAACATTTGATGAGGGTAAAGATTTAATCATACGAATTAAGGATAACGGAACGGCTAGAGCTATTGCATACGGTACTAAATACAGAGCGATAGGAGTTACTTTACCAACAACAACTGTTGTAAGTAAAACAACTTATTTAGGTCTTATTTATAATTTAACAGATGACACTTACGACGTTATCGGAGTAACAACACAAGCATAAAATGAGTTACTACAAAATAATTTCTTTAATGCCTAAAACTGTTGCTTTTACAGGAATATTAGACACTTATTC